ACTTAGTAAAATATATTATTTCTATACCACAGCAAAACTTAACATTGTTTTATGCTTATATGTATGATAAGAAAAATTCTAAGTTTTGTATTCAAGAACATCATAACTGTACTTGCTAAATATTAAACCTGTATCTATGTAAATGGAACTAGGTTAAAAAAAGAGGAGATACAAATCTCCTCTTTTTATTTTCAGATCCTGTAAAAGCTATTGCTAGTCCCTACAAGTTCCTATCATTGAATGATAACAATATACTATTAGTTTAGCTTACTTTTTTCTTTGCAAAAGTTTTAATTACTGATAAAGCTGCACCACCACCTGCAATAGCTGCAATTTGTAGTGAATTAGCATCAACACCAACTAAAGGACTGATAGTCAAAGCTCCTATAAAACTTTCCAAAAAAGTCCATATAGCTCTCTCTAACATATCTTTTAATTCATCTGACATACTATTCCTCTTCTTTCATCTTTGTTTGTACTTTCTTAAACTGTGAACATTTTTTATTAATGCACACAAAAGCATTATTAATTAATTCTAATTTTTCCATACAGGAATTACATTTTAAAACCATGATTTTATTTATCTAGGAGATAAACCTTTTAGAATGATTGTTTGCCTTAATGCTTTAACTTCTGTTTTTAAACCTTTAATTTCTGTTGATAATATGTCCATAATATCCTCCTGAATTTTTGTAACTTGTGGGATGTTCATAAGATGATCTTTAGCTTTATTGTCTATAATTTCTCCATCATAATCAATATAGGTTGCTGTAACCTTATCTCCTCTAATAATTGCACCTGCTATATCTGGATAGATCTCCTTATAAGCAACTGTTGAACTTCCTATAAAATTATCTTGTGAAGTTTTACCTACTAATAAGCAACCTGCTGTGTCATCATCATCATTACCTATATGCCATAAAATATACTCAAAGCCCTTAACATCATCTACATGAATCATTCCCTTATGTAGTCCACCAAATTTAGCTTTATATCTTGTGTGAAAACCACCCTCATTTCTAAGTGAAAGATTATAAGTACCTGCAGGGATTCTTGTTTCTCCCCATACTTTTTGAGTTTGTGCTTGATCCTCTAATGTGTAGCACAGAAATTTTTTCTTGTTGTTGCTCACATCAAATAGGATTCCAGAAGTGAAATCATCTGAGCTGTTGAATCTTAATATCTCAAGTTCCATATTTACCTTATTACCTTAATATAGTCCCATTTCTCTTCTCCTCCAATTACTAGAGTTAGCATTCCTGCCCTAGATTTGTCCCCTTTAGTATTTTCAAACCACTCAGAGCCTGAATCTAGTGTTGGAGCTTGTACTATAAGCCTATCTGAACTCTCATAAGCTGAAAAATAATGATAATGTCCATGTAATAAAATATCAGAATCAGCTATAGAATTTCTTGAAAATGCTTGATCAGATAGCCATTTTCTTGCTTTAGCCTGACTGTTGATTCCTGATCTCATCTGGTGTCCATGAAGAATTGTGGTCACTACTCCAGAAATTTCAAAAGTTAAAGATAGTTCACTCTCTGGAATAATAAAATCTAATATATATTTATATGCAGGAGCTTCTTTAAATATCTCTTGTAGCTCTTCTGCCAACATAACATCTTTATTATCTCCAAAAGTTGTATAGGCTTTTCCATTCTGCCTTTTCTCACCATGATTACCACCACAGAAAGCAACTAATCCCCTCTTAAATAAAGGCATTATCTCTTTAATTAGTGTATAAATCATTCTCCTAGCTACTTTTTGCTGTTGTCTATCATCTAACTCAGTCTGAAACTCTTGCATGGCATAATGACCACTACAACCCTCTACTAAGTCCCCAAGCCCTGCAAACAGCACTTGATCAATAGTTTCATGCTTCTGTAACTCTTTAACCTGCTTTTTTATCTTAGGTATATAGCTCATAAATCTCTCTATAGATTCCTCAGTCCCCCCTTTGCCAATTTGAAAATCTGCTAAAGCTATGGTAAATGTTTTTGTGTTTTTAGTCACTTTTTGTTTAGGTATTGGCTTTTTCTTACTAGCTAACTGTAAAAGCTTCTTAAAGTCCTCATCAGGCATATAGACTTCATCAGATACAATCTTAGCTTTAAAGTAATAGAGCCTTTCTATCTGCCCCATTCCTGCATTAACATCCCAAAATCTTATCTCTGCAGTATTTTCAACAACTCTATAATTACCTGCATCAACACCAAAATAAGACTCTAATTGTTCTTGCCAATCAACATTGTTTGATGGTTGTGGCTTAGATACTATTTCTCCTGATTTAGTCTTTTCTGAATAGTAAAAACTAGGCTCAAAGCCTTTAGGATGATTAATTTTATCTTTTTTATGTGTTGATTTAGTGGATCTTGTTTGTGCAAATTTATCTAATGAATCCATGCCTGTAATCCTTAAAATATCTTCTTACTGTATTGTAATGAAGATGTTCAAATTCTTTATGATTAAAGACTAAGTATTGAGCTGCAACAGTATCTGAAATAAATTTCTCTTTTGCTTCTTTAGCTACTTTAAGAAATATTTCTTTGGCTTTCTCATCTTTTAAGATAAAATTCTTATGAGAAAATTGAGCTGTGTGTTTAAATCCCTGTTTTTCTGAAAATTGCTCTAAGTTCATAGATAACCTCCTATTAGTATAGGATAGCCATTATCTAAGACAATTTATTCAGGCTTTGGATTATCTGCTTTTACTTGTGCTATATGATCTGCCCAAAGAGTAGTGCCATTGACACCATCCCAATATTGCATATCTAGTTGATCTTGCACAGATTTATAAGCCTGTTGCCTAGCTTCTATGTAACCAAATTGTTGTTTATGCCACTTATCATTAGCTAAATCTGTAATAGCTTGAGCATAATCAGCATCTGTTTTCTCAACTCTTTCATTATTTATTTGATCATATAAAGGCTTAGCAGCTTCTATTTCTGCTGTTGCCTCTATTGTTAGTTCCTCTAATGTTGCCATATCTCTCCTATCTTATCACAAGTTACTTAGCTATACCATAAAGGGCAAAGCTACCACTTGCAATGTTACCTGTATCTGCAAAAAACTGTATTCCATTAGTTGCCTGTGCAACTGTTAAAACTGCACCACCCATAACTCCTGCTGTTTCTGGTGTTTGTGTTGTCTGTATTAATTCCCTAGTGATAAAACTATACTCACTTGCATTCACAAAATTAAAGCAATATACAGTTCCTAAAGAACTCTCTGGATTTGTTGTACCTAATGATAAAGTTTCTATAAATGTTTGATTAGTAGATCCACCACTGAAAAATGCTTGATTAGTGTACATCTGTACAGAAGCTCTATCATAATTAGAACTTGTATCAGCAGAGTTATCACTTGTTTTAGTAAATCTCATTCTTGCCTTAGCACCATCTGATGACATAAAGACATTTTGATAATTTAACATATACACATTATGAGTGCTATCCATTGAATAATTAAAAGAACTACTTCCTGCACTACCACCACCAATTATAAAACTTGAAGCTGGAGAACTTACTGTAAATTCATCAACTAAAATTAAGTTACCTGCCATTATTTAACTCCATAGCAATCAACCTTTAAAGAACTAATACTAGCTGAACTATCTAAGAAAAAATTTAATCCTGTCATTGATGCAGTTTGTTTTAAAGCTGCAATAGATTTACTTCCATCCATACCATTAGCAATTCCTTCAAAATAAGAGCCTTGCTCAGTTATAAAACTATAACTACTAGAACTAAATGGATTGAATATGTACAAAACAACACCAATTCCACTAGCAGAAGTATCACAATCATAATAACCAAGTTCAATTTCACTTACATTTACTTGCCTTTTTTCTCCAAAGGAAGCATGAGAATACATTATGAGTTGTGCAATATCATAATTAGTTGCAGTAATAATACTGCCACTTGAATCAATAAACCTCATATTAAAATTAACTTGATTAGCACTATGTAAATCTTTAATAATAATTTTATATACATCATAATCAGCACTAAAACAATCTGTTATAGATAATGAAGTAACAGAAGTTGCACTACCTGACTTAATAAATTCTAAACTTCCTGCCATAATCTAACTTTCTAAAATTCCATAAAGGGAAAATATCCCATGTTCTAAATTACCACCTGAAGCAGAAAACTCTATACCATTAACAACATTTGCAATATCATAAACACCACTTTGGAAATTACTATCTATACCTATTCCATAATGTAAATTTTGAGAAGTTAAAAAAGTAAATTTTTCATTGTTTCCTGCATTATGAATGTAAAAGTAGCCATTTAAACCTTCTCTATTTAAACCAACATTGTATGCCAACCAAATTTTACTATCATTAGTAGACTTAACTTCTGAGCCACCTGTATTATTTCTTTGCATAGCATATTGATAATTAGTTGCAGTATCAGTACTACCACCTGTTTTAAATCTAAGCATAATGTGTCTATCATCTGTTTGTGGCTTGTTATTTGTAATAGTCATAAAGTGAACATTATATTCACTTTCTTTTATGGTATCAAAAGACAATGTACTAGGTGTTCCACTAATAGTTTGAGTTTCAATTAATTCTAATTTACCTAAATCTGCAACTCCACCAAGAAGTCCAAATCTAGCTGCACCTAATGGCATAAGCTAACTCCTAACTAAATTTTTGTAGTGCATTAAGTAATGGTGTAGCTGCATCTAAGAATAAAAATGTTACTAGATCAATAGCATTTGCATCTGCTGTAACTGTATATCCTGCAGCACCTGCTGTTTTTGCAGTTACATTACCACCACCATTTACAGTTACTGCATTAATAGCAACTGTTTTAGCACTTGAGGCATGTTGTGTAATTTGTAAAGTAAAAGTAGCAACTCCTGCAGCAGGAACATTAGTAAAATCTATGTCTGTAATGTTCTCTGTAAGAGTTATAGATCCTGTGTTTCCATTGTTCATATTTATAGCTACAACTCCTGATGAGCTTGTTACTGCAACATCAACCTCTGAATAATCCTGTAATGCTACTGATGCTACTGTTGAATCAAGATTAACTGTTACAGCTCCTGTAGATCCACCTCCATTAAGGTTAGTTCCTGCTGTAACTCCTGTTATATCTCCTGCTTCTGCTGATACCCAAGCTGAGCCATTCCATGCTTTTAAAACATTGGCTGTAGTATCAAAGAAAACTGTACCCTCTACCTTATTTGTTAGAGCTGAATTAGCTGCTGACTCTGAGGCATAAATAAAGACTATTGAATCCTGAATATCTTGAAATCTAGCTTCTGTTACTAAATCTCCTGTTGTCCAATCAAACCAAACACCTGCTGCCATGTATTATCTCCTTAATTCTTTCTAAGTATAACTTATGTTGGTATCTATTCCTAGTTTTGCAACTCCTAGAATCCAAGCTCCTGTTTCAGCAGGGGATAACCCAATCTGCCAATTCCAAGTTTTGTTTCTAGCATCTACTGTATGTTTAATTCTCTCAATAAACAATTCATAAGTTTCAGTTGTAGAAGCTGTAGTTGTGACACTTGCCTCAACAAAGCTACCTAAATCTAATCCTAGTGCTTTAGCCCATAAATTAACATTTTCTCTAGGAGCAAAAGATAAAGCCTCTATCTGTGTTTGTGGTATGTCATTAGCTACAGTTATCTGCTCTGCAATAGATAAGACATCAGAATCCTGAATATTTAAAGTTCCTGACTGCACTAAAACATTAGAGCCAAATCTATCTACTGAGTCTGCACTTACTGCTATTTGTGTTGCTCCACTTGTCCTAGTTCTCTGGACTGTGTTTATGATCTTATCATCATCATAAGAGCTTTTAATATCAACATAATTTAACTCTCCCCCACCTTGTCCAAAATTAGCCTCTGGAGTTGTTGTATTAGTCAATCTGTAGTTTCTATCTCTAAAAGTTGCATTACCATTAGCAGCTATAAAGAATGTTCCATTCTCTGCTAATTCTATAGCTCTAAGTGCAGCTAGAACAGTATCTGTTTCTGGTTGTACTTGCACTTGTAGTTGCCCTGTAGATATTGCCTGATTGGTATAACCAAAGCTATCAAGTATGTTTTTAGCCCTCACAGAGCTTAATTCTTGTGCTTGTGTAAGTGTGAGCCTAGTTGTTGTTCCTAGTTTTGAGATACCTAACTGCCACCCAAAGCCATTTAAAGTAGCATTGTTAAACAGTTTAAAAGCATCAACACATTTTAATTTAGCTTCTGAATCAGATCCTTGTGCAGGATAATTAACAGGAAAACTTTCTACAAAGCCATGAAAAAGAGTATATGTAGAGCCACCATAAGCAGCTTTAATCCTTATTCTTTTTAATGGTTGTATTTTTGATCTGTTGTTTGTTGCATCATAATAATGTGTAGTTTGGTTAGGAGAAAATCTATTGTCTGAGTTATCTAAAACTACTGTTACAGAAGCAGGATTGAAATTTGAAAGGTTAGTTGCTCTGCCTCTAGTTATGGTAAATCTTCTAAGATAAGTAGAAACATCAGTAAATGTTTGACTTGCATCAAGTGGATTAGAGTTAAAAGCAATCTCTACTGTTAAATCAACATTAGAATCAAAAGGAACACTCATTAGCTAATTGCATAACCTTTAGAGGCTTTTCTTTTTTCTGTAACTTGCAAAAAGTCCTCTGCATTATCTGCAAGATCAACTGTTACTCTTATTTCTTGTTGTGCAGCTGCTCTTGTTATTGCTCCAATATCTTCTCCTAAGAAACTAAAGCTCCCACCTGTATCAATAGTAGATCTACCACTACTAAACTGCCCCTGAAAACCACCTGTAGTTAATATTGGTTCTATTTTTGCAATCTTTTCTTTATCATCAATAATTTTAATAGCATCATCTATAGCTTTTTGTGTTTCTACATCAGGTATCATTAAATTTTCTGGTATTCCTGCCTCATCTAACTGCTCACTAATAATGACTGATAAAGGCTTATTATTAACCTTTTCTAACAAACTAAGATATTCTGCATAAATATCCTTAAAAATACTTGTATAACTTACACCTAAGCTATCTGCTAAAGCCTCTAATGTTTCTTTAAAATCATCTGAACTAAATAAATTTGTAACTTCTTGTAGTTCATTAATAGCATCTATTTGGTCTTGGAAAGCTGAATTGCTTTCATCTACTGCACTTTCCAAATCAGACTCAACCTCAGCTAAAGTTTTTTTTGCATCCCTTAACTCTTCTGATTCTCTAGTTAATTCAAACTCAACATTTTTTAATCTTTCCTGTGCTAAAGCAAGTTCCTCTGTAACATCTTTTCCCTGTCTTTGAAAAAATATTAACTCTGCTATTTCTTGTTGGAGTTGTTTTTTCTGTAAAGCCTCTTCTGCTGTAGAAAGAGCTTCTTTTCTTTGAGCCTCAGCAACAGCATTAGTTGCCTCTTCAAGCTCATTATCTTGTTCTACAGTTTCTCCACTTTCTTTATTAATGATTCCATAAATTTTAGCTATTTTATCTAAAGTAGGTAGTAAATCTTTCTTAAAAGATTCCCCTAGTTTTTTATTTTGTGGAATTAAATTTCTTACTATAAATCTGTTTTTTTCTATTAATTTATTAATTTCAGCTTGTCCAGCTCCATAGTTGGTTAATTGTTCAACTAATTTTGCTGTTTCTTTTTTTTCTGCTTTAGATATTTCTATATTAGCTTTTCTTACAATTCCTGCAGCTTTAAATACTGATGTAAACATTTCTAATTTTGATAATGTTTTCTCATCTAAATCAAAGAATCTAGCCTCCTCATCTCCAAAATTCCTCAACAGTTCAAATAGTTCTACTGTACCTAAAACAACTAAGTTTAGATCTTGAAACCTATTAATTAGCTCTGGTGTTGCATCTTCTCTTAATTCATTAAAGACTCTAAGAACTTCTCCTGCTGCAGGAATTAACTCTCCTCCAAGCTCTTCTCTTAATTCTTGTGTTGCTGCTCTAGCTACTAAAGTTTGTGCTGCAAATCCTGCTGCTTCTCTAGCTGCATTACCTTGCTGAACTGCTGATTTTTCAAATATTAATGCACTTGTTGCTAGTGCTTTATCTTGCCTAGTTAATTCATCAGCTACACTTTTTCCTGTTTGTTGAAAAGCCTTAGTTTGTACCTCAGCAAGTGATATGGCAATTCCATAGGTCTTTAATGCCTCATTTTCTCCAACTAAAGCTGATCTAAATGCTTGTAATACAGGAGCTGCACCTGCTGATATGTTGTTGAATGATGCAATATCTCCTGCTAATCCAAAAAGTTCTGATGATAAGTCTGCTGATTCCTCTTGTGTGAAACCTATACCCTGTGCAACAGAGCCAAAGACTGAGATTAATTGTTGTGCCTCTGCAGTTGTTAAACCAAATAAATTAGCATTTTCTTTTAATTGACTGTTTAATTTCTCTGCAGCTCCACCAAAAGTAGTGCCAAAAGCTCCTGCAGCTTCTTGTGCTGCTGATGCAGCCTGAATTGCAGATAATGAAAAGTCTAAAAGAGATTTACCTGCTATTGCTGCTGCTCCTGCAATAGCAGCTGATCCAAGTCCAGACATACCTGCACTAAATTGAGCATTTTCCTTAGTTGATTTTTTGACACTTTTATCTAGTTTTTTAGTTTGTTTAGATACTTTGTCTAAACCCTGTGATGTTTTATTAGCTCCTGTGAGCTTTAAAAACATTTCTAAAGTGGCTCTTGCCATCTTTTATCTCCTCAATTTAGATTTGGCTCTGGCTTCTGTCATAGCCTTATGCTCTTTTTTATTCTTATCTATGTAGTATAACTTCCAAGATTCAAATTCCTCAACACTCAAACTTTTTCTAAGAGTATCAACAGTCATTCCTAAATCTAAAGCTAATCTAAATTCAAAAGCTAGTTCAGTATTATTCTGAAAACTGATCAGCTATGTTAGCTTGATCCTCCTTAGTCCAAGCCATGCACCTATAAATCCCAACTAGGACTTTATCAACTATTGTAGGTGTTGCTTTAGAGTAAAACTCATCTACTTGTTCTAGTGTTTCAAATTCAGGATCTTTTAATCCTTTTAACAGTAGATGTTTTTCAAATAGAATTTCATCTCTTATATCATCAATTTCTGATAGCTTGTTTATCTCAACTGCATCAGCTTTAGTTAACCCTGTAACAATAACTGTTGCATCCCATTCAGAAATCTCTATTTCTTTAGTAGGAAGTGCAGGGGCATTAGATATATCATCTAATTTAAGCCTTTTCATGATGTACTCTTTTCTGTTGTGAACTACTTAAGTTTTATTTTAAACAGTTCCCTCAGTTACATCTCCAGAAACTTGAAAAGCAGCTGTAAAAGTAACAGCTCCACCTATATCAGGTGTTCTATCATAAGAAGTTAGTATTGCTTTTCCTGTAGCTTTAGGCAATCCTGATGTTGTTCCAATAGGATAGAACTCAAAATCAACTTCTGCTCCAAGTATTCCAGAAAGGTAGCCATCAACAGTCTGATCAAATGAGCCTGAAGCAGTTAAGGTTGCATCTTTTAAACCACTAACAAAAGCCTTGCTAGAATTTGTAAATGCTGAAACCTCAGCTACATCAGCAGTTCTTGAAATAGAAACATCAGTAAGAACATTAGAAATATCTCTTAATGATCCTCCAGAGTCATCTATTTTAAAACCTGCATTTTTTCCATGTGTAAATGTTGGCATCTTTCTCCTCTATATTTATTTCTGTGCAAAGCTAATTGCTGCTGTTATGCTACCTGATCCACCAAAAGTTAGAACAGCTCTTGCATATCTTGCAGGGTTACTTGCACTTGTCTTTAATTCTGATGTTGTACCTGTTGCCTGACTAAAAGTTATATAATCAGAATAAGATACATTATCAGCACTTGTTTGTATTTTAACATCTAATGTTGGAGATCCACTACTTACAGTACAATGTAGCACTCCTGCACCACCATTAGTTCCTGCAGCTGCATAATCTACCCCTGTTTGATTAGATGATCCTGATGTAGCTGTTGGAGCTAATAAGCTCTTGCCATTATAAGCATCTCCATCAAATTGAAATGCTACAGCTACTGCAACTACTGAGCCAATGTCTGCTGATCTATCATAAGAAGTTTCAATAACATTACCAAACTCTGTTGCATTGCCTCTTGTGTAGCCAATAGGAGCTATTGAAAAAGCACTACCTGAGCTACCTAGTTGAGCTAAAAACTCTGCATCTGCATCTGGACTTGTACTCTCAAAATAACCTGAAAGAGTTACTGTTCCATCTTTTAAACCTGCTACATAAGTTTTGCTACTTGCTGTAAATGTTGATGTTTCAGCTACATCTGCTGTTAAAGATACACTTGCATCTGTAAGTGTTGTAGATAGATTTGTATTATCTAATAGTACAACAGCATTTTTACCATGATTAAATGTTGGCATTTATTCCTCTTCCTCTTTAGCCATTTTACTATCAAATTTTACTGCAGCTTTATTCTTTATCAAACTTTTAGCAATTTTATCTGGTACATCACAGATCTCTCCTGCTTCAACCCTTATTTCTTTGCCACCTTTATCTGGATAGTTACTTCCAATTATTATTTTTATTTTCATTATGCTATTACCTCTATATTGAATGTTACACCAAGAAAGCTAGTTCCCTGTGTAACTTCATACTCTCCATAATCTGTTGCACTTATAACTCTAACAGACATAGCAGCACCACCCAAAGTTGGATCACTCTCTATAGCTGCTTTAACTGATGTTGCTCCAGAGGAAGCTAAGTAAGCATCTACACCATCTTGTGCAGTCTGTGCATCTACTCTTGATATATACACCACTATAGGTATCTCATAGGTATCTGAGCCCCTAGCCATTGTTGAATCATAGTTTAAAGTATTCAATGGAGCTACTAATGCTATAGGTGGCTCAATCCAATCAGGGACATACTCATAAGCAGTTAATCCTGATATTGTTTCTAAATTATCTTTTAAACCATCTCTAATTGCAGTCAAAGTAGCCATTATTTTACACTCCTAGCTATATCTCTTGCTATAGATTCTAGCATATCTTCTGCACCTGCTTTTATTTCTTTCTGCTTCTCATAAACAACACCACCAATAAAAGGCTTCATCTTTAAGCCTCTTTTAGATATTGCTCTAGCAACTAAGAATGGATTTAATTTAGGTGTTCCCCTCTTAGCCCATTTAGCTAAACTTGATCCCTCTTTATAAGGTGGAAAGAAAGGCTTTGTTCTTTTTACAGGACTAAATCCTCTAAAGATAGGCTTACCATGAATAAATGGAGATGTTGGACTACTAGAAGCTAATTTGAAGCCCTCAGACATTCTTAGTCTGTTAGTGTTACCTAATTTAGCAGTAAACACACTTCTTCTAGTATTACCTGTGTTTTTATTGCCTCTTCCTGCTTGTGATCTAGGAGATGGACTTCTATCTAAAGCATTAAGAGAATCATCTTTAAGTTCTAAAGCAAGTTTATTAAAGAAATCATTACTTCTTTTATTCCATATAGATTGTGAATTGATGGATCTAGATAAGTCTAGAGCTCCATTAAGAGTTAGTTTCATACACCATAGAGCCTATTGTTGTTAATAGCTGTTAAGCCAACATAAGGTCTACCTGATGCAAGAGTAACTATAGTTTTTTTAAATCCTTTAATTAAGTTTTTTACATCTGGATCAAGCTCTGAAAGAAATATAATTGGAGCTTGTCCTGTTTCTGGATTACCACTAAAGCCCATAGGACTGTTTTTTCTTTGCCAATATCTAGCACCTTGTATAAGTGATGCCTGTGCAATAGCTGCAGGAACAGCATTACTGCCCTGTTGTAATGGACTTCCAAATTTAGCTGTTACTGATAATCCCTGCCTGTGTGATGTAGGTAATACTTTACCTGAGTTTTCCAAAGCCATTACTATCTTTGTAAATGGTAACTTTGGATCTAGTTTGTCATTGTTATAGGGAGCTACATAAAAATCTGTGTTTATAGTTAATGTTTCATTGACTGTACCATCAGCATTTAGTGTCTTAACAACTAAACCTGTTGTAGTAGCAATATCATCAACTTCTGCATAATCCATAAACTCACAGTCAAATAGTCTTGTTTCAACTGATGATGAAATAGTAAACTGCCTACCACAGTAATTATCTATTGCAGCAGCTGCAGCATCAAGAGCAAAATCAATATTAGTATCTTGCCCACTACCTGTGATACCTAACCAAGTTTTTAATTCACTCTTATCTGTATATTGATGACTCAATATTTAACTCCTTATTATTTATCTTCTTGTGGCTTAACAGCTTTGTTTTCTACTTTTTTAGCTGCTTTTTTCTTAGGTGTATCAATCTTGATATCAGGCATAGGATCTCCCATACTTGCAACAAGAACACCACTTAGGAAAGGACAATTCTTACCTTTAGCAAATTTGCCTGTTTCATTATCTTTCCAAACAAAATCTGCTTCTTTTTCTATAAATTTCATATCTTTGTTCTCCTCATGGAACACAGAGCCAATAATCTCATTCTTTAGAACAAAACTATGGCTCTGTATTTTTTCCATATTAATTAACTATTATTCAATATCATTAATTCTTGTGAATGCTTGTGGCTTATACACAGCAAGAGCATACCTTAAGGAAGCCTTAACTGTAAGTATATCTTTACCAAAGTCACCATCTTTAGCTGAGTCTGAAATCTGTAATTCCATTCCTCTTCTAAATACATGGTTAACTGCTAAAGAGCCACCAAATTTTCCAACAACTGCATCAATAGTTGTAGAAACAGCACCACCAATTTGTGATGATTTAATAACAGGTAAACCCCATATAGTAGGAGATCCTGCCAAAGCAGAAGCACCTAACATGAAGTTATTGTTTCCATCAACCTGACTCACTAAAGCATTGTAAGCAGCAGGACTCATCAAAACAGCATCTGGAGCTAATTGTCCATTGATTTCTACATCTTTGATACCATTAAGAATTGTTCTTAACTTGCCACCTGCACTTGCAGGAAAAGCTGATCCTGTGTAAGTGATTGTGTTGATTCCTGTTTGTTGAGTAAGTCCTTTAACATCTGGAGCTACTCCACCACCAATTAGGAATTGTTTTTCTAATCTTTGCATTACATGATTTGCAAGTCTGCCATCAAAATATGCTCTAGCTCCTGCTTGATCCTCAAGCAACTCTGCTGTTATAGGCAAAGTTGTAATGAATTTTCTAACAGGGGCTGTTACAGCTGTATAGCTGAAAGCATCTTCTGGGGCAGCAGCAGCTTCTGCTTTTTCAGAAGCATTGTTTGTTGCTGTTTCTTGCAAGAAGTAATATGTTGTTTGATCTGTATTAATAGAATCTACCAAGTCCAAAGCAGGATTAGGATTAGGCTCTATAGCAGGAATAACTTGCTGATAGACTGTATCTCTAGTCCAAACTGAAGTAGTTACATCAGTTTTTGCTTCAAAAGGCACATTCTTAATACCATGATCAACAAAAGACTTATAAGCATTAGAATCTATAAATTGTTGTCCAAGAGATTTTGGAGCATCTACTTCTGGCTCACCATAAACAGGCATTCCAGAAACTTTTTTTGAAGCTTCCATGTTCTCAGAATTGTGGGATTTCATTCCCTCTAGGTCTTGGAGTTCAGTAATTGAATCTCCAAGATCAGCTAATTCTTGATTTCTTCTCTTGATTTCTTCTTTTTGATCAGAAGAAAGTTCAGACATATCTTTTACAGAATCAAATATACTTGCTAAATCTTCTGACTTAAGAGCTTTTTCTGCTCTTAGTTCTTTTAATGTTGCCATTATATTTCCTCTCTAATTATTTTCCATTAAGTTCTGTTGAACTTCTAGGAATAGTTCATCATCTTTAACAGGATCATAGCCATAACCTGCAAGAGCATCATCCAACCTGTTATAGATTGAATTAATACCTTGTAGATATTTAGCTACCATCTCTGTAGATTTTGAACTAAGTGTCTTTTTTTCAGAGTTTCTTAGAAGAGCTAGATCCTCTATTCTCTCTGTGAATGCCTTTAACTCCTCAAGAGAAGCTACAGCATGTTCTCCAAGCCTCATACCCTGTTGGGATGATTTACTGACACTTGCATCAGTTTCACTTGAAATCTTTAAATCTTTTTCTTTGGCACAGTTGCCATCTTTTTCATAAGTACATTTACCATATTTAGATTCTTCCTCTTTAACTTCCTCAAACTCTGTATCTACATCATCATAAGTTTGTAAACCTGATTTAAGAGCTTGAACAAAACTGTTCTGTTGTGCTCCTACAAGTACAGGAGAAACTTCCCAGACTTTAACATCTTCTAGCATTCTTACAGGAACTTCCTCTCCTTTAGAGTCAATGTGTGTTCCTTTAGATGATTTAAGCACTTGAAAACCATAACTGAATTGTTGCATATCTTGCATAGCCTTTACAGTTTCATAAGCCTCTTTACCTGCTTCTGTGTTAAGAAAATAACCTTTAAACACAGCTTTTTGATTATCTGTTTCTATGATGCCTCTACCAATGACTTTACTCCAATCATGATTCCACACTAAAGGAACTTTGTTCCCTGTGTAGCCTGATCTTAAGGAGTTAGCTTTGGTTACATCATTATCACTATCTATAGTGTCAAATAATGAAAAAACTGCCTCTATGTATCTTGTATCTCCATCTTCTTTTAGCTCAATAGGAGCATTCTTAAAAGAAAGATTATTTGGTCTTTTTAACTCTTCATTCATCTATTACCTCAATATATGCTTCTGTGCACCTGCAATTCACAGTTAAAGCTGCAGGAGCTTTAGGATCTGCAGGAAAGTCTAACTTCACTCCATTATACAGATAAAAGCTATCTGCAGGAACTCTTTGATTATCTAATATAAAATGTGCCTCTCTAACAACACCATCTCTTCTTGATACCCATTCTTTTTCAAGTCTTTTACCTGTTGATTTAGCAGCTCTCTGCTGACTCCAAGAACTAGCTTTAACAACCTCTGTTCTTGCTATTGTCTTAGCTCTATTTAGTGATTGCCCACCTAGAACTGTATTAATGTTTTTGGATAACTGTTTAAAGAACTTATCTCCCTCTGGTGTACCTGCAACAGGGTTAACTATCCCTAAATCCTCAAACTCTTTTAATGCTTTAGCAACTATGGTAGATACTCTTTTCTTTGTAGTATTGTTTAAATCTTTCATAATAGACTTTGCATTTTCTTGTAAGAAACTAGCAGATTGTCCATCTTGAAATACTGTACCTACAGCAGCAGGAACATTCCTCTGCCCTCTATAGAAGCCATTCTCAACAATCTTTTTAAGTGTTCTCCCTGCAGGAAGTAACTCAGCTAATGTATCAAATACTGTTCTAATAGCCTGTTCCTCTGTAACAGTAACTCCTAAATCAGTTGGACTTGCTGCCTTAAAAGCATCATTCTTAGGAAAGAGATTATCATAAGTTCTAACTGAGAAATCATCAGTTAATGAATAAAACAATGGTAATAACTCTTTATCAAACTTTGTATCCTCAATAACTATATCTATATTTGTTTCCATAGCATCTAGGGATGAGCTGCCTTGAATAGCTTTAGAGATTGCTCTTCTTTGTCTATTAAGTTCTTTAGCATATACAGTCTGGAATGTATCTTCCCATTGTTGTCTTAGGCTATCTATAGACTCCCAATAAGCAGCTTTCTCTCCATCTGTTTGCATAGCTTTAACTGTAGGTAATCCTAAAAACTTAGTTGTTGGCTCTTCCCAACCATATAAATCAAACTTTTCTGTTTTCTCTTCTGTTTCCTCAGCAACCTCATCTTCTGGCTCATTATCTTTTTCAAGCCATGATGTGTGTACTCTCTCTCCATCTGAGGTTATAACATGTGCATCCTTACCCTTTTCCTCAACAGTATCATCTGAGGCAAACTCTGTTGCACCATGATACATTGTTACTTCTGATCCATCTGTTGGTACTTCTGCAACACTCATATTTCTTACAAAGTAATCTCCATTATCCAAAGCAGGTAACTGATTAGCTTGTCTTGCTTCATTAACAGTTATAAAACCTGCATTGTAACCCTGTACAATTCTTTCCATTGTTGCATCCTCATCCTGACTTAAAGCCCTGACATTAGATAAATCATACTTAAAACAGTAAGCAGGATTACTTTCATAATCTTCTAATAAGAGTTGTTTAGTGAACTCATTAGCAAAGTGATTCCACATAGGAATTAACTTCTGCTCAGTAAAAAACTCTCTTAATTCTTTAGCATTAGAATATGTTGCTCTCTCTAGTCCTGCTCCAAGTCCTGCTAAGATTGCAGGAACACCTAACACAGCAGATATTCTCTCTTCATTAATATATCTAAGTTTCCCTATCTCTAAATCTTTAGGACTGAAAGAAAGTGTTTGTATATCAACTTCCCCACCTGATATAACTAATGGTCTACCTCTGTTCTCTCCTCCAAATCTTCTTCCAAATACCTCAGCTATATTTTCAGCTTCATCACTTGTCATAGCTAAATCATTTTTAGGACTAATAACAACACTAGGAACACCTGTATTCTTAACCAATGCTGCTGCCATCTGTGAAGCTGCTGCATCTCCTAAGATTTCAACCATAACTGATCTAAGTGGAGATAATCCTCTCCTGTGATTTCTAGGATCTATTCTCTCTCTAAGATGTATCATATCTTCTGGTGGTATCTCTAAGGTGTTACCTTTTTGTTTATAAACATACTTAGTAATTAACTTTTCATCATTACCTTTAACCTCAACCATATCTGCTAACAATGGTATCAACTGTAATACTTGCCCTGACTCATTCCTTAGCTTTAATAAGAAAGCATCCCCATACACAGCAACAGAAGTAACAATATAGTTATTCATTAAGTTAGCAGTCATATTTGGATTAGGATTATCTAATAAAACTTGAGCAGGATGATTGTCTACATACTGTTCTCCCTCTTGTGTCTTTAAATAAACTTTAAGTGGTGGCTCACTAAATGCTGTACCAAGAACATTTAAACAGGCTAAAGCTGCTGAGTTGCCCTCTGGACTCATCTGATTAGTGCCACTAAAGAAACCTGCATCAGTATTAAAAGGAAATACTACCTGTGATGTTGGAAAGTTGTTAAATGATTTCTTTTCTGATTGTGCCTCTTGTTGACTAAAGAAGCCTCTAATATTATCTGCTATTCCCAATTAGGTTACACTCCATGTTGTTTTTCTAACTATACCAAATCTAGCTGCATAAGCTAGAGCATCTACTTGATCATCATGAGATCCAGAAGATGGAAAGCTAGTTAATTCTCTTTCAAATTCTACTAACCATTTAGCATTTTTCAAAAAGTAGATAGTACCATTTTCACACCCTGCTGCTGCAGGAACTGCTCTTGCAGTCTTAGACTTATCTGCTTTTAAGTTCTTAATAGGCAAACCCTGCCTCCTAGCCATCTGAATAATACCCAAACCAAAACTAGCATCCTCTACACCTAACCAAGCCATGTTCCATTTATTAATCATTGATTCTATTTTAGGTAGTAGCTCTGGAGCTTCTAGTCTATCTCTGAATATATCCAATACTAAGAGCTTACCACTAGGAGTTGTTCCTATAGCCATTATTACTGAATAATCTGCTGTTTCCTTAATGCTAAGAGCTGTATCCATTGTGCCAAAGATACTTAGTTCACTATGTTTAACTATCTCATCTGCAAATACATACTCTGGATCATCTCCTTGAATAACATCAAAATACTTAAACCATTCTCTCTTAAACATGTGTCCAACCTCTGTAAACTCTGCTAAAAACTCTTGAGCATAAACTAAAGAGCCTAATTCCTCTCTTGCTTGTGCTAGTTCATTCTTATCAATTCTAGGACTATTTTCAGTAGGATAATGAAAGACTGCCCAATCCTTTCTCCTCTTAGCATTATCAAACAACTCATAAAACCAATTCATCCCATTAGGAGTAGATATAAATAATGCCTTACCTAAGCTATCAGATAATATTGGTCTAACTGTATCCCAAGTTTCTTTTTCTTGATAAGCAACCTCATCAAAGATAATCAAGCTAATACCACCTGCACCTCTAAGAGTTTCTGGCTTGTTAGCTGATTTAATCTGTATAGAGCCACCATTCTTTAAAACTATTCTTTTCTCTACTTCTCTTGTTTCTGCATATTCCTCAGGTAGTTGTCTAACTAATGATTTAAGATTTAACCAACTTTCTAAAGCCTGTGGATATACAGGAAAGATAATCCATACTTTTAAACCTTTAAGAGCCTGATCTATGGCACTGACAAGACTAAGAGTTGTTTTGCCCCACCTCCTGCCACATACAGCAATAATAAACCTATGTTCATTTAGTGCTTGTATTACTTCTATTTGTCCAGAATGTAAATCAGGTGGAGTTGCCTCAATAGTCTGAGTCATCATCCTGCTCCCAATCCCACTTAAACTTAATCTGTGGATATTCAACCTGTGTTACTTGTACTTGTGGACTGCCTAAGCCATAAATCTGACTAATCATCTTGTAACAAACATCTAGTATTCCCTTAAGTTCTGTAGGATTCATTGAAGCTAAATCCCTTTCATTTATTTCACTTATAATTCTAAATATTAAAGGCTTTAAGTTATCAGCTAGATCTCTTGCAGTTTCCCCAACTTGTGCATAAACTTCCTGTACTATCTGCTCATTTAGCATTCTATTAATAGCTTTTACCCTATCAACCCATTGATGCTTACTAGATATTTGATAGATTCTCCTATCTGTAAGACTGAAATTATTAGAAACTTTTTTAAGTGTTCTGGAAGCTCCTAAGCCTAAATAGTATTGAAACCTTTTAAAATCTACATTAGATTCCCCTACCTGTTGTTGATTAGGTAAGGCTAAAGACATATCATCAATATAATCCATAAACCTAGTATAACTTGTTAATTATTTATTTTTGCAATGATAAGAACAACCACAGCATAAAACTGTGCAATTACATTTAATGTCCATGCCCAGCTGCTTCTAAATAAGCTAATCTAGTTTTTAGATCATTAAGTTCCCACATATTGTTATTAACAGTTTGAACTTGTGTTTCCATTCTAGTTATTGAATCATTAAGTTCTTGATATTCCCATTTTTCTAATAAGTAATATCTATCTAAATCAAAACCACCATCTCTAACTTGTTGCTCTAAGTTATATAAGTTAGCTTGTAAAGTAGCCATTTCCTCAGTAAACCTACCAACATTCTGTGCAGCCATTTCTAATGATTGTATCTTTTCATAAAGGACTGCTATATCATTTTGAACATAAGTTGATTCTTTAAGGGTCAAAAATTCATACTCAATGTTATTCATCCTGTCATCAATTCCTGTAAGAGTTTCAATCATAGCATTAAGAGATTGAATACCTGCACCAACAGAACTCATAAGAGCTATGCCTGTAACAAATAAACCTAAATTATCTTTTACTTTTTTTAACACTTAGCCACATAACTACTAAAAATTCTATCATTAGCCACCTATTTTCCAAATAATCTCTGTAATCTCTGAATCAATGTTTTGAATAATGTTTAAAACATCTGATAACTTGTTATTTGAGTTTATAATTTCTACTTGAAGTGCTGTTACTTCTTGTTGTAGATCATTAACAGTTTTAAAGAGCCAAGCTACTAACCCTGCTAATCCACCTTGTAGAATTTGATTTAAATTTATTTTTGCTTCCATTACATACTTAAGCTACCAACAATTAATACAACTGTTGCAACTAATCCCAAAACTTTATAAAACTCTGACTTATCTAATTTCTCATCTAACTTTTTATCAATGTCATCTAACTTATCAAATATCATCTGATTAAGTTCTTTCTGAGTAAATCCATTGTCTGCCATATTACTAATC